GGGGGAAAGTGTAGTTGGCGATAATGGTTCATTATCTTCAATTGAAAAACCAAATAGTTTTGCCATTATTAAATTCGGTACTTGCTGTTCTTATACTATTTAGATAAGATTTCCAGGTCCATCATTGATTTCAAAGTATTGAACTTGGAATTCAACGGTAAATTCTTCAACAGTATCCGAAGTATCATACGAAAGGTCAATCGCAGATACGTTTGTTGGGAAGATATCATACATTTTGTATGATCTCAATACCGTTGCTTTTCCGCCACCAGTTGGGCTACCGCCAGGTCCTGCGGCACTGATGTTATTAACAACCTTAGTTCCTTCTAACCTATCGCTTCTTCCGAGTTGATAAACGAAAGCATTTTTCATATATGAAGTTGGGTTTGAAGCACCAGTTGCGTTGTCCAACTTGCTAAGCAAGTTCATCCAAGCTTCGAATGCGTGTCTGACTCTGAAGTCTTCGTCATTGATAATTGTAACAGTCCAAGTATCAAATGTTCTGTCTCCAGCAACTTTCAGAATACGTCCTCTAAAAGGAACTTCAATTGGTGCGATGTTGGATGCTGGCATAGCAGCAGACTTACACATAAATCTGAAATCTAAGCTGGCATCAGTTGACCAAACTGATGCGATTTCTGCTGGAAAATCATCAATAGCAACTTCAAAAATGTTGGGTCTTGCGCCACCACCAGCTAGTCTTGTTTTGAATGCTGTGATGTTCTTAATTGATGGTCCGTTGGTAGCCATTTTGGAGTCCTCCTTCTGTAATTAATTTATTATATCAAACTCTTCCAGCAACTTCTTCAAAACTTACTCCCGTGCGGGTAGCAACGAATGTAAGAGTTACATAGTTAATTGATTTTGCAGGCTTCAGGAAAATATCTGCTCTAAACTCATTATTATCAATAATGTCAGGAGTATTGTTAGTTTCATCGCAAATTACGAGGAAATCATAAACTCCTCTCTTTGCCTGAATATCACGGAGATATGGTTCAACGATATTAATAAAGTTTGCTCTTGTAATTTCGTCATTCAGTTCAAATAGTTGTGCCTGAGCAGATCTTTCAAGTGCTTGCTCAACAGTGAGGAACAAGCGGCGAACGTTGATTCTATCAAAAGCAGAAGCATAACCTAGAGCAGTCTTATCACCGAAGAGAAGAACGCCAATGCCAGGTTGGTTAACAATTGCGTTAACTCTTAGTGGATAAAGTTGATCTCTCTGTGCTTTATTTGGATTATACGCAAGTTTAATTGCGTTATTTAGAATTCCTCTTTGCTGTCCAGCAGGTGAGAACCAAGGATAAGCAAGAATAGAAGTTCTAACCATCAGACCAGCAACGTCAGGGTTACATGGTAAATAACGGAACTTATTATTGAATCTATCGTAGGTATACTTGTATCCACTATCAAATACAGCATATGAAGATGATGGTAAAGCACTAAAGAATTCAGTAATATTGTCAGTTTGAGTGTCTGAATTTGTAAGATCTACAACACCTTGGCGATATGGTGAAATTACGGCAACGCAATCTTTTCTTTGTTCTGCGATAGAAATTAGCTCAATGGCTTTAGATTGTGCTTCTTCTCTAGAACCAGGACCACTTGGACCTTGGATTAAATAATCAACTTGAACTTCATCTCTATTTGAGAAAAGTCGATACCCGCTAAGTATATCTCCAGGTTCAACAGTCATGCTGCCATCAACATCATAATCATGACCTCCACCTAAGTCATAAGTTTTAGCTCCAAGTGCTGTAAAGCATCTATCTTGAGCTGGCTGATTCCATAGTTCATTTTCAACTTCTAAGACATCACCAGTTGGTGATAATGGATCAAATCCAGTTGTAACAACTAAATCCAAATCTGGTTCGGATGGATTTTCTCCACCATAAAGATACTTGGAATATTGAGCAAGGTATGCTTTCCACCAGATTTTCTGTGGAGAATTAACCGCACTAATAGCATCAGATGCCTTAGAAAGTCCAATATGCTTCTCAAGTAAATTATTCTTGATTCCTGATATCAAACCAGTAACATCAAAAACCGCAATGTTAATTCCATCATTCTTAGCATTTGCTTCTAATGCATATTGCGTTGTGGTTGGTTTTGGTGCGATAGCACTCCAATAAAGTGATGTATTTCCACTTAATTTAATAACTTGATTATTATACCAATCTTTTGCATCGGCAACAGTGTAATCATCTTCATCTATTGTGACTGTATCACCATCTCTAAAAGATCCCAGTCTGTTCTTTTGAGCGTATGTGATTGGGGTTGCTACTTCTTCTCCATAAACTGCTGGAGTAACTATGAAACTTTCAATATCAGCAAGAACACCAGAAGCAACTGAAACTCCAATTCCAGCAGAAAGAGTAATTGAAGTTGATGCAATTCCAGTAATTGAAGCTCTATTAACCCCACCTGCGGTGAATAAATTGCCAGTTGAAATTCCAGACACACTATCTAAGTAAATGACAGTAGATCCAACTGGAGCTGCTATTGAAAGATTTGTTGTACTTTCTTCGAAGTACTCAGTAGTTTCGGGTTCTAGTTCAATTGCATTTGAAACTAAATCAGTGATTTTAACCTCAACAAGTGAAGCAGTTGTGGTGGTTGTCAAACCAGTAACAATACCTTTAATATATCCATTGAATGTGGGAGTGCCAGGTGCTGGTCTAACTGAGCTAACTCCTACTGTAATTGTTGATCCAATGATGGAAGAAGTAATTCCAGTGTTGTTAATTTCAAGAATTTGGTCTGCTTTATCGTCAATAAAAGCAACTTTTAATCCGTTTGCCCAAGTTCCTGGGTTCTTTGCGGCAAAAATGTAAGATGCTGCGTCATTATTAGCAGCTTCTGCTTCGTAATGATCAAAATTCTTGATGACTAAATCTGATGTGCTTCCAACGCCTACAGTCAGAGCATTAGCATTTCTTAGATTATCGGAAGGTGCTCTAACAACCTTAAGAACGCCACCGTATGAAAGGAATGAGGATGCTGACATCCAGTATTCCCACTGCCCATCTGCTGAAAGAGGCTTACCAAATACGCTGATAAGATCTTGCTCAGTAGGAATGTCTACTACTTCTTCTACGGGACCGATAGGGAAGGGTCCAGCAATCGCGCCAATATTGTCTAAAACATTATCAGCTCTTCCTACCGTTAGATCAACCTCCCTGATAAGTACTCCGGGAGATAATTGAGGAGTCGCCATTTAATTTTCTCCTAATCTCGTGTAACTAAAAAATATTTATTAAAAAGCAACTTTTCAGAGGGGAAACTGGACGTGAACTACCAGTCAGGATATAATCCTTCATATTTGTATTCTTTTTGAGATCTTTTCTTCATAATTCTTACAATCGTACATTCCTTACACTCATAAGAATAAGAGGATGCTACTGAACCTCTGTTCTTACGAGTTCTATAAAACCCATCTATAAGGTTTTTAACCTTTCCACAAGACCTACACCTTCTATCATTTAGAAGTAAATGTCCTAATCTTAATTGACCTTCAATATCGTCATCAATGTCCATTACGTGTAATCCCACATATATGACATATCTCCATACTCATCAGTGTGCCAACGGTCTCCATCACTATCCACAAATGATGTCTCATCATTAATTCCATCTACAATAAAACCAAAGGGTGACATATCCTGCTCAATTTGATTTTTCTGATCATCATAAAGTCTCTTACGGACATCTTGATCCGTAAGTTCCTTAAAGTAATCCTGAACCACTAACCAAGAATAAATGACGAGACACATTGCCAGGTCATCATTACAACCTTCCTCTGCTTCAAATGAATTACCTTTCTGAATAAAGGTTGTAAGTTCGCTAATAATCTCATAATCATTGAATATAAGTTTCTCTTCCTCAATCAGAGTTTTAAGGTTTAAGCAACCAACCTTCTTTACTGTCTTGGACATTTTAATTCCAAGTTGAGTCTTCTTTCCAGAGAAACCTTGCCCAACAACTTGACCTGCTCTACCTCTCATAGAACACATCAGAAGATTTTGATATTCCAAGTCATATTGAATAATACTTGCTACTTGGTCTCCAATATCATTTACTTCACAAAGAATAAATGCGTTGTTGTAATTTTTAGCAACTTCGTATATTATGCTTGGAAAGAGCATCGGTTTAATTTCATTGTTTCTATACTTACCAACTACCTTATGGGGATATGTGGTAATATCAAAGACCACAAAGGCAGAATAATCATTTCCAACTCCTCTGGCAACGTCCACCGTAATTACATAATCATGATTTTC